TCTTTCAACTGCATTATTCACCGTTTGTGCAATTTTATCGGCTAGTGACGGTGGTTGGTTATCCATTTTTACTAGAGTGGTCATTTTTCTGAACTGAAATGTCACACTAATTTTAATAATGTCTGTAGCTTTAGCTCCCGACACATCTGTCGCAGCTATTGTTTTCGGCCAAACTTCATGCAGTTTTATGCCAAACCTTCGCTGGTTATTAACATCTAATAGATACACATCTATTGATGCACTTGCGTAATCTGAGTAATATCCTATATCCCAAGTTTCCGGGTTATAACATTTCTGTTGCCATTTTTCAAAGAACACTCTCTCTCGTAAATCGCTGCTGGCTTGAAAATCCATAGTTGTTGAGCCAGCAAATAATACTGACTCAGCTATTTCTCTTGTCGGCCCATATATGTTAGTATCTGGACTTGATGATATGGTTGTGCCTGGCAACTGACATTTCTCACAACGCAAAGATACGCTTTTAGATTCTTTGTTGCTTGACCCAAGATTAGCAAACAGACTGCCTAAGCTTTTGCCCCGGCCGGCCGGTGGTGGATAGAGAAGAACCTCATATCTGCTAGGGAGGGCATACCCCTCATTAGAATGAAATTCTGACAGAATATCGTTTAGTACACCATAGCTTACACCTTCTAGAAAATTAGCCATTAGATCATTGCCCTTGATTCTTTCCAGACCGTTCCCGCAGATGCTTTTCTAAACCTTTGTACTGGTAATAATGTTGCGATTGTAAATTCATCAGCATCAATTCTGCGAAAATCTGATTTGGTCTGCCCCGCCAAATATCTATGTATTGTGGGTTTAATTAACTTTATACTTTTTAGTCTTTTGTAATCAGCAACAATTCTGGTTGATTCGTCAAATTTGGGGTTGTTGGTAAAATCCACCAACCTGTCTAATAATTTTATTCGTAGTGGAATGGGAAGATAGTGCATATTGATTCCCAAAAAGCCATCAGTATAATCTTCGATAGGTAAAACAAGAGGAAATGTGTCGTAATAGGGAAGTTTCTTTTTCCATTTAGGATCATAGACAAACATATTTAATTTGCCATAAAATGGCTTAGTATCTCGTTTACCGTCCCGTATTAAGTCCATTGGGCCGGGGGTTCCAAATTCCTTAATCTTATCCTTATACCATTCGGTAGACCGTGGCCGTTGTCGTGTTGCATCTTTTACAGATTGTATATACTTGCTTTGTGCCATATTATTATTTATACGAAATACCTAGATGATCTTCTGTTAATATTTTAAACTCCATATCATTATTTTCACACCATTCAGTTGCATATTTCCATTTTGCTTCATTTATACTCCATGTTTTAACCTCACCATACCACCTCTTAGTCTTTCTTTTTGGTGATTTCTTCGGGGGCTTACATTGCACTTTGGGTTTTACTTCTATAACCATTTTCTTAATGCCGCCATCGGCCTGTTTAACTTTTATATAAAAATCTGGAAAATATCGGTGTATTCTACCATCCCAAGGTGATAAATAGGGTATAATGATTTCTTCAGAACCCCATTCAATAATTGCATTACTGGAGTCACAGTATACCATAAACTTCCGTTCCCAGAGAGAACGGTAGATTATGTTTTGTGGATTCCCCTTATATTTTTTGGGATTTTGGGGTTTATATCGACCTTTATATGACATAGATTATTATAAATAGTTAAGTATACAAGGATATTTAGACATGGTAACAGGTTACATTCCATTCACAAAATCAGCAGCGCAATCTGGTGCATCTGCCAGTACAAAATTTGCAAAGTTTGGAGGAGTGAATAAGTCCGGCTCATCTGGTTTGCAAGGTTTAAACGCCCAACAAAACTTTTCTTCCACAACATCTAAAAATCTCTCATATCCACTCAATGTTGAAGGTGATCCAGAACAGGGTCATTATATTATTTTTTACATAATGCAAATGGATAATGCTAAAATAAAGAAAATGTCAACAGATGCCGGCAAAAAGGTCATACAGTCCGGCGGTTCATTAAATCAGGCCGCCAATGCCGCAAAAGATTTTCGAAAACAGTTAAATTCAAATTCCAAAGTTGCAGCTTTTCAAAAAGGCGCTGGTGCTGGAAAATCTTTGGGTATCGCAAGACCTCCAATAAAAAAACTGGATCGAGCTATAGCTTTATATATGCCCCCCTCTGTAAAAGTTCAATATAAAGCAAATTATACAGATGAAACCATCGGCGCCCTGGCTCAAGCTGGTGGAGATGTTTTCAATACATTGGCAAAAGGTGGCGGCGTAAAGGATGCCGCCTCAACGGCGTTCGGCAGCATAGCGAAGGCTGGGTTGACGAAGGGTGTTGACGCCATGTCGAAACTTGCGCCTGGGGCTAAAGCTTTGGCACAGATTGTTACAGGAAAAGCAATTTCGGACAAGATGGAATTACAATTCAATGGTATTGAACGTAGAGATTTTTCATACACATTCAATTTTATACCCAAGAGCGAAGAAGAAGCAAAAATGGTGGAAGAAATTGTATACGCTTTCAAAAAACATATGTTGCCCTCCTATACTGGTGATATCGCTCTTCCAAAAGTTTTTGGCAAGGAACTCAGCGTTGACTTTAAAGGTAAGATTATGAACGTCCCAGATATGTTTGATATTGAGTATCATCACCAAGGCCAATCCAATCCATTTCTCAACAGAGTTTCTTCTTGTTATCTAACAACAGTTGATGTTGCTTATGGTGGAGATAGGTATAAAACATATGCGAGAACAAGCACAACGCCACGAGCAAATTATTCAGGCGGCGGCGAGGGCCCACCTCCACAAAAAACAACATTAACATTAAGCTTTAGAGAAATAGAAATGATCACTAGAGAACGTGTTGAGGCAGGATATTAATGTATTTTGAAAATTTTCCATTAATTGAATTTGCAACCAAAAAGGATGGCGATCCTAAAATAGTCACCAATCTTTTGAGGCGTGTATCTTTACGCTCGGCTATAAAACAAAACATATTGATGTTTGACACATATGATGTTAAAGAAGGTGAATCGCCAGAGATAATTGCACATAAATTATATGGTGATGTTGAACTGCACTGGGTAGTTTGTATGGCTAATGATATTGTGAACCGTTATCACGATTGGCCACTAAATCGAAATCAGTTTCTTGCATATATCAAAGATAAGTACGACAATCCTAATGATACACACCACTACGAGATATCTCAAACTTCTGGTGACACAACTCTAAAAATTGATGTGGGCATATCCAACGAAGATTATCCCACGGCAACAGCTGTAACTAACATGGAATATGAGGAAGCAGATCAGGACAAGAAACGACAAATACGTTTACTTGATCCCAGCTTTATACCAAGAGTAGTGGAAGAATTTCAAGAGCTGATGAAAGAAAGTGAAATCTAATGGCAGCAGAAGACCTAACTTATCCTGGCGAATTCATTTTGGACAAGGTTGAACTCATAGGTTGCGGTGATGACAGAATAGACCTTTCTTTAACAGTTGTTCAGATTGACATATACGAAGACATAGAAAGCCCAGTTCTACAAGGAGGTTTAACTTTTACTGACAACTTTGGTTTTGTCAATACATTGCCTCTTGTCGGGCAAGAACATCTGCGTTTAAAGATTCGCTCCCCCTCTGTAAAATCTGGCGGTGTATTTGGTGAAGAACAAATTATAGACAGATTATTCTATGTACACAATATTGTAGGTTCAATTTCCGACAAACCATCAGTAGCTTTAATAACACTAGAATTTACCTCTGTGGAATCTATAAGAAACAATCGTACTGTGGTTGATAAAATTTTAACAGGGACATATTCTGATATTGCCAAAGGAATATTGAAAGGGCCTCTAAAAACTAAAAAAACCGTATTCGTAGAGCCCTCATCTGGTATAGAAAAGATAATCGCTAATAGAATTACGCCAATAGATGTCCTAAATTACTGTAAGAGAGAAGCTGTATCTAAGGAACATGGTCAAGCAACATATAAAATGTTTGAAACATTAACAGGGTTCCATTTCCGTTCTTTACAATCGATGTATGCCACAGAATCAGCACAACAATATACGTTGATTGATAATGATGCGAGAAACCCAGATATGACTGTTAATATTCTAGCAGAGTATGCGAGGATACGGGATTTTAAGAAATCTAAAAATGTTAACACTATGAGTGGTACATTACGTGGTCAGTTTTCTTCTGAACTAGTTGTACATGATATTTTCAATAAAGATATCTTGACGACCACATATGATTATTTCTCCCAATTCGAACCAGATGCTATAAATTATACGATTAATACATATCATAAGAAGGGTGCTAAAGCAATGTATAGTAAAATGGCATATGACCAAGAAGGAAGTATTTTGTCTTCGGCCACAACTAAAAAATTTCTAGCTTCTGCATCGATTAAAGATCAAGCAACTGGTTCTTGTGCTTGTATGACAACGGGCCGAGGAGAATACGCATACCAATCACGAAACCCCTCTAGATGGTTGCAGCAACGAAATGCAACTAATCAATCATTAGAAAACGGTTATGTAATAGATTTCTCAGCTTTGGGTCATACATATATGCGAGCTGGACAAGTTGTTACAGTTGATTTGCCTAGACCAGCAGCAGATAAACAATTAAAAAAAGAACAGGTAGATAGGTTTTATAATGGCCCATTTTTAATTTCTGCTATACACCACAAATTTGATGTAACACATAAAAATGGCCCCACACATATGATTTATTTAAGATGTGTAAAGGATTGCGTTGAAGAAGAGCTGGAATTCACTGAAGCTCTACCAACTGATATTGATGACCAATTTTTTAAAGAAGACCCCATAGTAGAAGATTTCTACCTAGATGAGGTCGCATAGAAAGGAAAGGAGAGTCCCATTATTCCTAAAAAAAGAAATATCCAACAGAGAAAGGAATTAAAAATGGCTAAGACCAAACATAGACTCAAAAAAATGACATTTCAAAGGCAGGAGAGAAATTTTGAACTGCCTGATTTAACAGAAAAAGATAAATATATTATAGCAATGTCTGGATATCAAAAAGGAATAGGACGAACACTAAATGAAATACTTCCACGAGCTACAAGAAGGGCTTCAAGACCCCAATATATTTAAAGCATTCTTTCTTGCCGGTGGTCCCGGCAGCGGTAAATCCTACGTTGTTAAAAAGACCACCGGCGGTACAGGACTTAAAATAGTTAATTCAGACGATGTGTTTGAAAAGCTCATTAAAAAGGCGAACCTATCCTTGAAAATGCCTGATGATGAATCCGATGAAAGAGAACCCCTGCGACAAAGGGCCAAAAAGACAACAGCAAAAAGACAGGACAATTATCTAGAAGAACGGTTGGGTCTTATCATTGATGGTACTGGAAGCAGTTATGACAAAATTGTAAAAC